TTATCTGATTGCTTTAGAACCTGATTCAACCTATGACTAAAACTGAAATTACAGTAGGAAAGGTAAAGACTATCTTTAGTACTGATAAACCTGATGAGGTTATTATACAGTATGAGGATAGGGTTACTGCTGGTAATGGTAAGAAAGAATTATGGGTAGAGAATAAAGGTGCTATCTGTTGTGAGATATCTGAACTTCTTTTTAAAAAAATGGAGGAAGCAGGGATTAAAACTCACTATGTCAGTATGCCCACTCACAGAGCAATGTGTTGTAAGAAGGTAGAGATTGTACCAATAGAAGTAGTAGTAAGAAACGTTTGTGCTGGTTCAATAGTTAGACAGACAACATTAGAAGAAGGTAAGATTATTAATTGGCCATTGGTTGAGTGGTATTTGAAAGATGATGAGAAAGATGATCCGTTACTTACTACAGATCGTATTTTGTTAATGGGGTATGGTCAGGAAGTGTTACAAGAGATGGGGATGGTAGCAAGAGATGTTAATTACGTACTTAAGAATATATTTCGTAAGATAGGTCTTACACTTGTTGATTTTAAATTGGAGTTTGGTTATGATTCTGAACAAAATTTACTCCTTGCTGATGAACTATCACCTGACGGGATGCGACTCTGGAAGCAAGGAACAAAAGAAAGTTTTGACAAAGACTTGTTTAGGAATGAAAAAGGTGATATGATAGGAGCATACAAGTATGTTTTAACTGAACTGAGGAAACTTGATGAGTGATTTTATATGGGTTGAAAAATACAGACCCAAAACAATTGATGAATGTATTCTCCCAGAGAATATAAAGAATACGCTTACTAGTTTTGTAGAGAATGGTGAGGTTCCTAATTTATTATTATCTGGACCTCCTGGCATTGGTAAGACCACCGTTGCAAAAGCTCTTTGTAGTGAGATGGGTGTTGATGTTTATGTTATTAACGGATCCGATGAAGGTAGATTTTTAGATACTGTTAGGAATCATGCTAAGAATTTTGCTTCTACTGTATCCTTACAGGGTAATGGTAAACCAAAAGTTATCATTATAGATGAGGCGGATAATACTACATCAGATGTTCAATTACTTTTACGTGCAAATATAGAGACCTATCATAATAATTGTAGATTTATTCTTACATGTAATTATAAGAATAAGATTATAGAACCACTTCATTCTAGGTGTGCTGTAATTGATTTTGCTATTACTGGTAAAGAGAAGATTAAACTTGCTGGAGTATTCTTTAATAGAGTTAAGGAGATATTAGATATTGAAGGTATTGGTTATGATGATAAGGTTGTAGCTGAAGTTATTAAGAGTTATTTTCCTGATTGGAGAAGAGTGTTAAATGAACTTCAAAGATATGCTTCCATAGGTAACATAGATACAGGAATTCTTTCTTCCATGTCTGATGTTAATATGAAAGACTTGGTTAAAGATATGAAGAATAAAGATTTTGGTAAGGTTAGAAAGTGGGTTGTTGAGAATTTAGATAATGATTCTGCTAGTGTCTATAGAAAAGTATATGAGAATATCTATAGTTCTATGGATCCTGCGTCCATTCCTCAAGCGGTTTTGATTTTTGCTAAATATCAATATCAAGCTGTATTTGCTGTTGATCAAGAAATTAATACCCTTGCTTGTTTTACTGAACTAATGTGTGACTGTAATTACAAATGATTCTTTCTCCAGAAGATACATTATATGCTGTCAGTAAGATTCATGATGCTTATGGTGGTATAAACCGTATTGATGATTATTTTCGTATGAAAAAGGTTGAGCGTTTGAAGGAAATTCCTCCAACGCTTTTTGGTGTTTCTCATGAAGATGAGTTATTTAATGACTTCTCTGTTCATCCTGAAGATATGAACTTTAAGATAGTTCAACCAGAACATTCTACGTTTAATACATTATTAGAATTAGTTGCGTCTTTTACATATGAAGATGCTCCTGGCAAACAGATGAAGTTGATGATACAGGAAACTACTACAGGCAAGGTTGTAGGGTTTATTAAATTGGGTTCACCAATCATTAATTCAAAACCACGTAATCAGTGGATTGGTAATGTTCCTGATCTTACTATATTCAATAAGAGAGCCATTATGGGTTTTATTATTGTACCCACTCAACCATTTGGATTTAATTATCTTGGTGGTAAATTACTTTCTTTAATATGTTCTTCTCATGAAGTAAGAGAGATGCTAAATAATAAGTATAATACTGAGATGTGCTTATTTGAAACTACTTCATTGTATGGTAATCTTAAAGGTACTAGTCAGTATGATGGATTAAAACCTTATATTCGTTATAGAGGTGATACAGAATCTAAGTTTCTTTTAACATTACCAGATTTTATATACCATGATTTAAATAAGTGGTTCATCAGAAAGAATGATGGAGAACAATTAATCCATAGGGGTGCATCTAGCCGAAAACTTAAGATACAAACTAAGATGATTTCTATTATTAAGAATTCTCTTAAAGAACATTACCCAGTAAAGTATACTGAGTTTGTTGAGTTTATTAAAACTCGTCAAGATGTTACTACTCAAAAAAGATTTTATATGTCTACTTATGGTTTCGAGAATTCTAGAGAAGTTATTTTGGGAAACACAGATACGCTTATTAAGGCTGAGAACTACGATAGGTTCTCTTTTGATTCGATTGTGGCTTGGTGGAGAAAGAAGGCTTCTAAAAGGTACGAAAACCTCAAACAAGATGGAAGACTCAGATTGGAATTAGAAACTTGGGATATTAATAATATGGACTCTATTGATATCATACGATGACACTAGCTAAATTCTTTACTGATCAAAAATATGCAAAGACTATTAGGATTTTAGTTTATCCTAATATTACTTTCTCTAAGAATCTTGCTAAGGATAGTTATATTCAAGTAATCACTAATATGATTACTGAACTCAATAAGATAAGAGATGATTTATTCTTCTATCTAGTCCTACCAGAGTTCTTAGAGATGCTGGACTTTCATAATACTAGTCAGTATATTATGAAGGTTCCTACTTATCCACCTACCATGCGTTCTCATTTTGATGTGGAACATTTTAGGAAGATGTTTGGTACTGAATTAGATATTGATTTGGTGTTCTCTCATTTACCAGAACATACTCATGCAGTAAGGAATGTTATTAGTAATGTAACTCATCATGATCCAGCTTATTTTGGTTATTGTCATTGGTTTGATTTAGATGAGGTTGTTGCTTGGAGTCATCCTAGTTTTAATCAAAACATTTTAGGACTCTTGGAAATGGATAGATGTTATTTAAATACCCAGAGTCAGAAGAATTTAGTTTTGAATCAAGCTTCTAATGTTTTTAATAAATCAACTCTTTGTAAGTTGGATGATATATTAACTCCTCAACATTTGGGCGTGAAGGAAGTGGACATAGTTGATCCTATAAAAAGTACTGATAGATTGATCGTTTTTAATCATAGGCCAGATACCTATAAGGACTTTAATAACTTTATGCGTGTTCTGGAGGGTCTTAGGGAGGTTAGACAGGATTTTGAAGTGTGGATACCGCTACTAGAAAAATCTACTGAGAGCTGGATTACTACCGAGAAGTTTAATAAACAGAGATATTATAAAAAGTTACAAAGATGTAGAGTTGGATTTTCACCTAAACAAGTGTATGGTGGATGGAGTGTATCTACTACAGATGGTATTATGAATGGTTGTCCATACATCATGTATGATGCTGATTATTATCATGAGTTAAATCCTACAGCAGATTTCTTTAGTACAAATGATACAGCAATTCATTTACTGAATAAATATCTTGATAACGAGGATTATAGAAATATTCAATCTATAAAATCTCAAGATTACCTGAAGGATAATCTTATCTATGAAAATGAAATTCTTAAGATGAGTAATTATATTACAGATGTTGTTAAATCTCAGAAGAGGATTAATACGGATGTAACTAAAAAATTGATTGCTATCATTAAGGAAAGAGGACAGATAACCAAAACGGAATTGTTCTCTGCAAATCTTGGTTGGGGTAGGGGTATTAAATTTGGTCCTTATAGACGAGCCCTCTTGTCTAATCCTCACATTTATGATATTATAGATCCAATTCCTTCTTACTGCTGGAAAAAATAGAATGTTATCAACTAACTATAGAAATCAAATAGTAGATATATGCTGTCGTATGATATCTACTGATGGAGAAGTGTCTCTAAAGGAAAGAATATGGATGAATAAATTAACTGAACGCAATGCATCAGCAAGAGAACTTGCTGGTGCTTTATTATGCCCTGACTTTATCGAGGATATTGCAACATGACTGAAACTCAAACAAAAACTTGGATAACTAGATTACAAGAGCTTGAAGGTGATGAGTTTGTTATTGTACCAGCATTATATGCTGAGTATTTTGTTAAACAATCATTTTGGTTATTGTATAAAACTTATATTGCAGTAGACCAATGGAATTTTAATAGGAAATTACCAAAGTAAATGATTGACGATATACCTAAGTTCCCATCGGAATATAAAGAGATGATGAAAGGTAATCTATCTAAAAGGCAGATAGAGATTCTTGATGGTGCTGAATTAAAATCTCATGAAGGAATGGTTTTTGGTAAAATGTATGCTGATTGGAAAACACGTAGGGGGTTTGACTAATGGAAAAACTATGGGATGATTCTAATTGGAGAGAAGAGTATAAACCATATGTAAATAACAAGATGAAACTTGAGTTACTGAATAATGGTCCTACTAGTTTATCTCAATCATGGATTCTTGGTGCAATGTATGGAGATTGGAAGAAGATGAAGGGTTATAAAGACCCCGAACCACCTAATTGCCAATCTTCTATGGCTGAATATTTTCAGAAAGAGAAAGAATTTCTTGTTGAGGATTATGATAAAGATCCTGATGGTGGGATCTTTGATGATCACATTGATCCCTATGGAGGACAATAGGTATGGCTGCTGATCTTTATGAAGATATGGATCGACTTAATTCTTTATACGAGGAGTTAATGTGGGATCATGAGGATGAGTTACAATTCACCATCGTAGGAAATAAAATAGTTATTACTAATCTTGATCAAGAAGAGTAATATTACTTTTTATAAATATCCGTAAACACAAAGGAGAACATTATGGAAGAACTAATTAAGGATTCATTACCAAAAGAGGTAATTGAATCAGTTCCTGTTATAGAGCAACTTGTAGAACCAGAACCATCTGGGTTGACATGGACACAAGGTATTGGTATAGTAGTGGTTGTCGCCGTTGCTGCTCTCATTGCTAAAAAAGTGAGGGGATGTAAGAAGAACTAATGACCGAATTGAAAGATTGGTTGAACTCAATCAATTCTAATAAGGATAATCTTATTGATAACTGCATTGCAGAAGAGAAGGATTATCCTCCTTATATTATTAACAAATGTCTATCAGGTTTTAGAGATACAGTTTTCATTGCTAATGAAATGAATATCAATTCTCATCTTTCCAACAAGTTTCAGTATGATTTTTTTATAAATATTGTGAGACCAAGGAAGCGATTCACACCTTGGGTTAGGAAGGAGAAGATTGAGGCTCTGGAACTTGTTAAACAATACTATGGTTATAGTAATGAGAAAGCCAAGAGTGCTCTGAAAATTCTAACTAATAAACAAATTGAATTTATTAAACAAAGAATGAACACTGGAGGAAAACAATGAGTGACGATCTAGAGTATAATTGGTCTCCAGACCACATGGTTGAAGTGACGTTGAAAGAACCAGATGATTTTCTCAAAGTGAGAGAGACACTAACTAGAATTGGTGTAGCATCTCGTAAAGAGAAAAAGATCTATCAATCTTGTCACATTCTACATAAACAAGGTAAGTATTACATAGTTCATTTTAAAGAGCTCTTTGCACTTGATGGTAAGAGAGCTAATTTGTTTAATAACGACGTTCAACGTCGTAATCGTATCGCTCAACTTCTTAGTGATTGGGGATTGGTAAATATTGTATCTTCTGCATTAGTAGAAGACTGTGCTCCTCTCAGTCAGATCAAGGTATTATCTTACAAAGACAAGTCTGAATGGACTTTAGAGAGTAAGTATAATATTGGTAAGAAGAAAGTTGTAGCATAAATAATTAATAAATTTAAGTAATCGCTATGTTAATTAAAGTTTTAGCCACTGAGGGTAATCTCTCTAGTGCTTCCAATGTAAATAAAGCTACTGTGGTAAGGCTTTTTAATAACCATAGTACAAATGTGGTTATAACTCAAAAAAATGCTGGTGGAGATACTATAGGTACTTTTACAGCAGATAATGGAAAAGTTATTTTTCTAGAAAAGGCTCCAACAGACACTATTGAGTCAGGATCAAATGGTAATAGTGTTAAGGTTGTTAAGATTGCTTACAATCAAGCATCTTGATTTGACGATCTACTTGACTAAATAGTTCAAATGTGTTAATATTAACACATCGTTCATCTCATCATTGAGACGCAAGTAAGCCGACTCGGAACGGATACGTTCATCCCATGTTTCATTTAGCTGTTATCGCTTCTACTTTCTCTTGTGCTGATGCTAGTGTTCTTATTGAAAAAATGAGAACATATAGAATCGAAGAAGAGACACGAACTGAAATGATTCAGATCGTGAAAGGAGAGACGCAGGGATGTGACTGGGACGCAAAAGCCGACTAAAGGAACGGATTAAAAACCCAACTACTTTAGGAGTAATCCAATGGCACAAGTCACATACAGAGGTGTTACATACAACACCGAGAACCGTCCTAACAAGACAGTAAGAGCAGCAGAACATGTAGAAACATACCGTGGTGTATCGTTTCTTGTAGACGCTGAAGGACACAAACGTGTTCTATCTACTGTTTAACTAGACGTAAATATGAATGATTTCGGAGGGGTTTTTCAACCCCTCTTTTTTTATAAATACCCTATAAAGATTATGGATAAAAAGAATCTTAAAAAGCTCTTAGGAGAGTTGAAGACAGTCATGGTAGAGATTGAGTCTGAAGTTTATTCAGATCCTGATTCTTATACAACTCCTGTAGGAGCATTGCCTGATGGTTGTTATAGTATAGATGATGATGACGGTTATCCCGACTAACAATTAGGGAATTCAACACTGACCTTTTTGAGTGTTTGTGGTTAAATAGTAATGTACGCCGTAAGGGTACACAAAACACAAACTCGCTTAAAAAGGAGCTAATAAAATGACTAGCATACAAAGATATCGTGCTGCCGATTTGCCAGATCTAATGGATCGGATCACGAAACATAGTATTGGAATGGATGAGTATTTTAATACTTTCTTCAATTCACCAGAACAGAATTCAAATTATCCACCTTATAATTTAATACATATTAGTGATCATGAATCAAGACTCGAAATCGCCCTTGCGGGATTTAAGAAAGATGAAGTATCCGTCTATACGGAGTTTGGAAAATTATATGTGGAAGGCAAAAAAGAAGAATCAGAAGTTGATGGAGAATTTATCCATAAAGGATTGGCCCAGCGGTCTTTCAATAGGGTCTGGACAGTCACAGATGATACCGAGATACGAGGAGTTAGATTTGATGACGGATTATTGGTCGTAGAGTTAGGGAAGGTAGTTCCAGAACATCACACTCGTAAGGATTATATGTGATGACGAGTCATGATTGCACCAAGAGGACCGCCTTTATCTCTTAATCATAATATTAAAAAACCATAGTTCCTACATAGAGCTATGGTTTTTTGTTGCTATAATGAGATTACAAGAATTAGATTTGCATAGACTTATTCGTGCTTGTGAACTATATAAAGAACGGACTGGTTCCGAATCTGACGAGTATGAAGATCTTATTCGTAAGATAAAACATTACCTAGAAGAAAATTGGACTGATGCATAATGATTTATGGGCTGGTTATAAATCAGCTGTCTTTGATACATTTCCTGATATTAAATTTGAAAAACAACATGAGAGTTGGACTAATAAAAAAGGTGTTAATCTCACTGCTGACCTATATTCTGGTAAGTATTTTATTAAGTCTAGACATGTTGATATCTGGGATGACAAATTAAATATTCATAATAATGTGATCTATCCTAAGACAGGTGATAACCTTCCCTGTTTTGGGATGGATCTTATGGGTTTTCATGAGAAGAAAGTTATAATAGTATTTGACTTCCAACATCCTGTAGAGAATTTTTTATTAAAAGTGCCACCATTACCTAAAGCAGAAGGAACATATCGTTTCTTTGAGCCAGGTAATCATTTCTCTGAGAATATATTTGTAAGGTATTGTGAGATGGATATGGTTGATACATACTTACCAACATTTAAATATTATCTGTCACTTTATAAGGAGATGATAGAAGAATCAAAACCTACTGGAACAGATACTAGTGTGTATAGAGATTTTGATAGTTACATGATAAGATTAGATCCTATCTCAGGATATCTATCCAGCAGTTTTGGAAAGAAAGAATCTGAAAAATTAATCAAGGAGTTCTTTTTTAGTTATGCAGAATGATCTAGTAAAAGATATATCTTTAATGTTATCCTTTACAATGAAGGACATTCCTGATATAGAACCACTGGAAAGTTCCTTTCCAGAAGTTAAGAAGGGTGATTTGATTATTAAGAATGAGATGTATAAGTCTCCTAAACTTAGAAAGATTCATATGGAAGTAGCTAATATTGGTAAATTAAAAATACTTCATTCTGTATTCTTTCCTAACCCCAAATATGATATACCGATATTTGGATGTGATATTGTACAGAATGAAAAGGTAGTTACTGCTGCTATTGTTGATGTGTCTCCCATAACAGGTGCAGAACATGTATATAGTAAGTTGTGTAAAATTAGTAATAACTTTAGATTTAAAGAGAGGAGACCACTTCCACTATGGGGTGATGAAATATTTTCTCCGTTCTGTAAGTTTGTACGGTTAACCGAAGATATAGAGATGGCAAATTTTTATTGTATTGTTTTAGAGTATCTTAGTGTGTTTTGTGAATCGGTTAGAGATGCTGAATTAGATGAAGATTGGATAAAAGAAACTAGAAGAATGGATGACCAGATCTGGTATTGCACACAACAACAGAAAAATGATAAGACTCGTGGTATACTAGAGAATGTATTTGATAAACAGTGGGCTGAAAATTATATAGCTACTGTACTATTTGATAAACCAGATGGGATCTACTAAATGGACAGCTCAAATTTTACTTAGTTCAAATCGATTGACAAAGGTAGAGTTTATGTGTCGTTCTAATCTAAGAGAAGATGCTGAACAAGCATGCAAAGCTTTATATGGTGTCTCTGATGTACGACAATTAAAAAGGGAGTGGCAATGAATTATAAGGATGCTGGTGTTGATATAGACGCAGGTAATGCTTTTGTAGAAACATTAAAGAAAAAAATTCCTCATCTTGGAGGATTTAGTGGAACGATGCCACTACCTGTAGGATACGAGAAACCTGTATTAGTTTCTGGTGCTGATGGTGTAGGTACTAAATTAAAGATTGCTCAACTAGAATGTGGTGGTCCTGATAAGTCTGCCATGCATGGTATAGGTATAGACCTTGTTGCTATGTGTGTTAATGATGTTATCTGTTGTGGTGCTGAACCATTATATTTTTTAGATTATACTTCCACTTCAAAAGTTGACCCTAATTATTTAATGCCATTACTTGAAGGGATAGTTGAAGGATGTGATATTTCAATGATGCATCTTCTAGGTGGAGAGACGGCAGAACATCCACAGCATATGGGATATGCTGAAGTGATTAGAGATCTTGCAGGTTTTTGTACAGGTGTTGTTGAACAGAATGAATTGATAGATGGTAAACTCATTAAGCCAGGTGATAAGATTATTGGTATAGAGAGTAGTGGAATTCATAGTAATGGATATAGTTTG